CCCGCAGGCCTGATTGGACCCCGAAGCAGGTCAAGGCGGAGGTGGAGCGCATCGAGAAGCAGCGCGCCACCGAAGCGCCCGTACCCCCTGAGGACTTCGGCGGCAACTTCGGCGAGCCCAAGGATGACGAACAGGCCGACGAGTCCAAGGCCGAGGAGCCTGAGGCGGTCGCGTAATGCCCGTCTCCCGCGCCCTCGCTGAAGGCCTCGCCACCACCCTCGCGGACCTGTACCGCGACGCCGAGGTCCGACTAGCTACGAACCTCGCGCGCCGCGCACGCACCGACATCCGATCCCACAACCGCCTCCTCGCCATCGCAGCCCTGCGCCGCCAGTCCGAAGACGTCCTCCGGGCGCTCTCCGGGCGGTCCGCTCGCCTCGCCGAGCAAGCACTCATGGAGGCGTACGCCAAGGGCGCCTCTGCCGCGGTGGACGAGATGGCCCGACTCTCCGGCGACCGGTGGGTCGACTGGCTCGCCCGCCGTTCGCGGATCGTCAAGGCGATCGCGTGGTTGACGGGCTACTCGAAGAAGCGCGACGCGCGCCTCGCCGAAGCTGTGGACCACCTCCGCGCGGACCTGCCGGGCATCGACACGCTCATGGTCCTCGCACAAGAACTGAACCAGCGCATGTCCTCCACGCACCTGCACGTGCTGCGCTGGCAGAGGGACGCCTACCGGGAGGTCATGGCGCAACCCGCCGCTGACGTCCTGCTGGGCACGAAAACCAGGCTCAGGGCCGCACAGGTCGCTTGGGAGCACCTGCTCGCCAAAGGCGTCGTCGGCTTCACCGACAAGCGCAACCGCCGCTGGGATTTGGCAAGTTACGTCGAAATGGCCACGCGAACCACCGTCGCGCAGGCCGCCGTAGAGGGCGCCCTCGACCGCTTCCGGCAGGCCGGTGTGGACCTCGTGCTCGTCTCCGACGCGCCGCAGGAGTGCAAGCTTTGCCGCCCTTGGGAGCACCAGATCCTCACCATCCGAGGCGTCCCCGGGCCGCGGCAGGTGTTGCACGGCATCGAAGACCGCACGATCACCGTCGATGCCGTCGCCACTGTCGGCCAGGCCATCGCCGCAGGTCTCATGCACCCGAACTGCAGGCACTCCTTCGCCGCGTACATCCCCGGCGTCACGAGGCGGTTCGCGCACACGCAAGACCCGCAAGGGGACAAGGACCGCCAGCGCCTCCGGGAGTTGGAGCGGCGCCTGCGCAAGGCGAAGCTCAAGCGCGAATCCGCGATCGACCCCGCCGCCGAGAAAGCCCTCGGGCAGAAGGTCCGCGCGATCCAAGCGCAGATCCGCGACCACGTCAATACCACCAGCGCGAAGCGGCAGCCGCAACGCGAGCAAATCGGCACCGCCCGCTAGGAGGCACCAGTGAACTTCCTCGAACTTCCCCTCAAGTCCAGGAAGGCCGCGTTCGCCAAGATGGACGCCGCCGACAAGGCCAAGAAGGGCGCGAATCTGAAGCCTCGCAAGCCCGCCGCCAAGAAGACCGCGGCGAAGAAGGCCGCCTCGCCCTCGCGCGCGCAGATCGACAAGCTGATCGCCGACTCCAACCGCAGCGTGGACGCCGCCCGCCGGCTCACCTCCGACATCGACCGGCGCAGGTCCGCGAAGAAGACCCCGCCGCGCAAGGCCACCCCCAGGAAGGGGAAGCCGGCCGCGCCCAGCAGGAGCGACCTCATCTCGCAGATGAAAGACCTCGGCACCCGCATCGACGCCGAATCCGGGCCGACCGACGGGCTTTCCCTCGAGGAGAAGAAGGCGAAGACGAAGCGCATGCAGGGCCTCATCAAAGAGTCCCAGCGGCTCCGTCGCCTCGCCCGCGCCGTCAAGTAGCCCCAGCAGACTCCCGGCACGAGCCGGAAGAACCACTTCCACTGAAGGACACGACCATGACCCAGCCGTCGCAGGCGCCAGGCGCGCCGACCGACGCGGGACTCGACGGCCTGGCGCCGTCCGAGCCTCAGCAGCCGGGACCCGCGGCTGAAGAGCCGCAGGACATCAGCTCACTCCCCGAGTGGGCGCAGAAAGCCATCACGAAGACCCGCGAGGAAGCCGCCGGCTACCGCACGAAGTACAAGACCGTCGCCGAGCAGGCCCAGGAGGCCCAAGCGCAGCGCGACAAGGTCCTTGCTGCGTTCGGGCTCAAGTCCGACGGCACCGAGGATCAGTCCCCGGAGCGACTCGCCGCGCAGCTCGAGCAGTTCCAGGCGAACACATGGGAGCTGACCGTGGAGAACACCGTCCTCCGTGCAGCCCCGAAGTTGGGCGCTGACGCGGAAGCGCTCATGGACTCCAACCGGTTCCTCGACTCGCTCGCCGAGCTCGACGACAACGCCGACCTCGAGAAGCACATCGCGGACTTCGTCGCCCAGAACCCGAAGTTCAAGACCGCCCAGCAGGGTGCGCCTCGCGGCGGCGGCGACTTCGGCGGCGGCCCCAACCTCCCGCCGGCCTCGATCGACTCCCAGATCGCCGAGGCCACCAAGGCGCGGAACTTCAACCGCGTCGTCGAACTCAAGCGGCTCAAAGCCGCCCAAACCTAGGAGTAGACCATGGCCGGAATCACCGGGATGGGTACCACTTTCAACCTCCCCAACTATCACGGTGAGCTGTTCGCCCTCACCCCGTCGAGCACGCCGTTTCTCTCGGCGATCGGCGGCCTGACCGGCGGCGGGCAGACCACGGCCGTGGAATTCGAGTGGCAGACCTCCGACCTGCGCGACCCCTCCCAGCGGGTCAAGGTCGAAGGCGCCACCGCGCCGACCGCGGAAGAGCGCGTGCGCGCGAACGTCCGCAACGTCGCCCAGATCCACCAGGAGAAGGTCTCCGTCTCGTACACGAAGCAGGCCGCGACCGGGCAGATCGCCACCCCCGCCTCGGCCCCCTACCGGGGCGTGGACGGGTCGAACCCGGTCACGAACGAGATGAACTGGCAGGTCGTGGAAGCCCTCAAGGGCATCGCGCTCGACGTGAACTACTCGTTCATCAACGGCGTCTTCGCGAACCCCACCACCAACGCGACCCCGCGCAAGACCCGCGGCATCCTCGCCGCGGTCACCACCAACCGGATCGCGAAGGGCACCAGCGTCACCGGCCTGTCCTCAGCGACCGACACCATCACCGAGACCGCGACCGCGCTCGCCGACGGCGACGAGATTGTGTTCACCTCCACCGGCGACGCCACGAACATCGTGGCCGGCCGCGTCTACTACGTCGTCTCCAAGACCACCAACGCGTTCAAGGTCGCGACGTCCACGGGTGGCACCGCGCTGACCCTGGGCACCTCGACCACGAACATCGACTACACGAAGCCGTGGGCGACCGCTCTGACGCCGGTGTTCGTCGGCGACCTCATGCAGCTGGCCTACGACAACGGCGGCATCTCCGAGCAGGAGACCGCGACCCTGGTCGTCAACTCCCGCCAGAAGCGCGCGCTCTCCACCGCCTACGCCACGGCGTACGGCCAGTTCCACGAGACCTCCCGCACCGTGGGCGGCGTCAACGTCGACACCATCACCACGGACTTCGGGGTCCTCAACGTCATGCTCGACCGGCACATGCCCCAGGACACGCTCCTGGTGTGCTCCATGGAGCAGCTGACCCCGGTGTTCCTGAACATCCCGGAGAAGGGCGTGTTCTTCGAGGAGGAGCTGGCGAAGACCGGCGCCTCCGACGAAGTCCAACTCTACGGCGAGATCGGCCTCAAGTACGGCTCCGAGCGCGCCCACGCGGTCATGACCGGCCTGGCCGTGTAGCCATGCCGATCTATGAGCGCTACTCGGGTCAGCATGTCGCCGAGCGCGTCAAGACCGTCAAGGGGTCCGACGAGGACGAGCGCCTCGCCGGCCTCGTCGGGACTGGCGGCTGGCGGCTCGTCGAGGGCGACCGCAAGGCCAAGTCCAAGGCGAAGGAGTAGACGATGGCGCAGCCGGTCTACGCGACCTCCGTGGAGTACACCGCCAGCGCCTACGGGCAGGCGGCCGCTCCCGCGGACATCGCGAAGCGGCTCGCCATCGCCTCCAAGCACATCGACCGGCTCGTCCTCACCGCCTACTACGACGTGGACGTGAATGACAAGCCGACCGATGCGGACGTGATTGAGGCCCTGCGTGAAGCAACGATCGCGCAGGCCTCATACCTCATCGATCCCTCTGCGGGGCTCGGGGAAGGCCAGCTCCCTCCCGGAGTCTCCTCGGCGTCGATCGGCTCCGCGTCGATCACGCGCGCGAAGCCCTCGCCGGAGGTCCGCATCGGCGGTATCGCCTACAACTCCGAGGTGTTCCTGATCCTGGGGAACCTCGCGAACGGGGAGCCGTACCCGCGATGAGCCTCCTGTCCATGTGGAAGCAGCACACGGTCGTCATCGAGCCGCACACCGGCACGAACGGCCTCGGCCAGGACACGTGGGGCACCGGCGTGCCCCTCACCGGCTGGCTGGAGTACCAGGTCAAGAACGTCCGCAACCCCCAAGGGTCCGAGACGGTCTCGACCGCGCAATTCCACTGCGACCTCGGCCCGACCGTGCCGGCGCGCTCGCGCGGGACGCTTCCTGACGGGAGCAAGCCCCTCGTGATCAAGACTGGTCCGCTAACCGCCGGAACGCTTCCGCTTCCCGAGCACCTCGTCATCTGGTTCGAGTAGCCAATGACCACCCGCATGGTGTGGCACGGCGACTCCGTCTCCAAGAAGGTCGACGCCGGCACCCTCGAAGGCCTCTGGCTCGCCGCGCTCCACCTCCTCGGTGAGGCGCAGGCGATCATCCCCATCGAGGAAGCGACCCTCGAACGCTCAGGTGTCGCCTCCATCGACCGCTCCAAGTTCATGTCCGCGGTCAGCTTTGACACGGTCTACGCCGTCCGGCAGCACGAAGAGCTCTCGTGGCGGCACGACCCCGGCCGGCAGGCGAAGTACTTGGAAGCGCCGATGCACATCCAGCAGCAGATCATCCTCGCGATCATCGCCGCGGCCATCCGCCGCTCCATGCAGTAGGGGGTGACCGTGGGCTGGACGAACGACCTCTTGCGAGGGATCGCCCAATACCTCGAGGACCAGGGCGTGGGCGTGTACAAGCCCACCGAGGTGTACGGCGCGAACGACATCGCCATCGTCGTCGGCCCCATGCCGCCCGCACCCGACCGGGTCATCGCCCTCCAGGACTACACACCCGACGGGCGCAACCAGGGCGGCGACGTCGCCCGGCAAGTGCAGGCGCGCTGCCGCGGCGCTGGGAACGACCCCGGGTCGATGAACGACATCCGCGACGGCGTCGAGGACAAGCTCGACGGCCTCGCCTGGATCCACCTGGGCGGCGTCGCCGTGCAGCAGATCTTCCTCGGCCCCCGCGCCGAGCTCGGC